GTCACTCCCCGCGGTTGCGAGCATTGATGTCCGTGGCAACATCATCGGCACGTACGCCAACGTGTCGAACCTCATACTCAACTCTACTTTTATAGCATTTGGAACGGGGGCGGGAGGTAATGCCCAAGGGGCACAAGCAGTGGCAGTGGGGTTCAATGCAGGAAGTAACACCCAACAATCGTTTACCGTGGCAATAGGATCTAGTGCAGGACAGAATTCCCAACAACCGTCTGCCGTGGCATTAGGGTCATTCGCGGGACAGACTAGCCAAGGGCAATCTACCGTGGCAGTAGGAACCAGTGCAGGAACTACTAACCAGGGGGTAGCAGCGGTGGCAATAGGGTCACGGGCAGCAAACAATTTCCAAGGTGCGTCTGCTGTGGCAATCGGGCAAGATGCAGGATGCAACACCCAAGGTTCTTTTTCCGTGGCGATAGGGAATTTTGCAGGAGCTACTAATCAAAGTACACGAAGTATAGCAATAGGAACCAATGCAGGACAGACTTCCCAAGGTGCTTGTTCCGTGGCAATAGGCCTAGAGACAGCGATTACTAGACAAGGTGCTTCTTCCGTGGCAATGGGGGTCGGTGCAGGACAGACTTCCCAACAAGCGAATGCCGTGGCGATTGGCGCTTTTGCAGGAAATACTGCCCAGGGCAATGCTTCCGTGGCAGTGGGGCTGAACGCGGGAGGTAATATCCAAGGAGCACAAGCTGTGGCAATAGGGTTCAATGCAGGAAGTAACACCCAAGGTGTTTCTGGAGTGGCAATAGGGTTGGCTGCAGGAAGTAACACTCAAGGCGCGTCTTCCGTGGCAATAGGGACATTTGCGGGAGCTACTTCCCAAGGAGGTGAATCCGTGGCAATTGGGCTTTTTGCAGGACAGACTAACCAAGGGATATCTTCCGTGGCGATGGGGGCTTATACAGGACGTACTAGCCAAGGTGATTCTTCCGTGGCAATAGGGCATAATGCAGGACAGGCTACACAAGGTGTAAGAGCCTTGGCGGCGGGGTTCAACGCGGGGCAGACTAACCAGGGGACATCTTCTGTGGCGCTAGGGTTTAATGCCGGCGGGGGTACCCAAGGAGCCAGTTCCGTGGCAGTGGGGGCGGAAGCAGGACAGACTAACCAAGCTATAAATGCAGTAGCGATAGGACGCCAAGCAGGAGCTACTAGCCAGGGGGAATCTACCGTGGCGGTGGGACCAGCGGCAGGTTTTACTGACCAAGGCGCATCTTCCGTGGCAATAGGATCGAGTGCAGGAGGTAACGCACAGGGGCTTAATGCAGTGGCAATAGGGTCACTGGCAGGAAGCAATACACAGGGGGCGAGATCCGTGGCAATTGGGCTTTTTGCAGGACTTACTAGCCAAGGGATATCTTCCGTGGCAATAGGAGTGAATGCGGGAAGTTCAAATCAAGGTATCAATTCCGTGGCAATAGGATCAAGCGCAGGAATTATCGACTTGGCAGCAAATAGCGTTGCCATAGGAACTGGTGCAGGGACTGCAAATGTATCAGATGTGAACTCGATAATTATAAATGCGACCGGCGCCGCCCTCACCTCGACTGCAGCGGGTACGTTGACAATTGCGCCCATCAGAAGCGATGCAGCATCCACCCCGGTACTCGTGTACAATGCCGTCACAAAAGAAATAACATACAACTCGTCCACGAGGAACATCAAGAAAAACATTATTGATCTTACGGCGAATACTGCCCACGTGTACGACATCCGGCCGGTGGAATATGATGCTATTTCGGACAACAAGCATTTTGTCGGGTTGATTGCGGAAGAGGTGTACGAGGCCGATCCTTACTTCGCATGGACGCAGGACGATAACCCCGCGGGCATTGAGTGGTTCAACATCCTCCTGTACACGGTGGCAGAACTGAAGAAAATGAAGATAAAAAACGAAGAACTCGAAGCACGGCTTGTTAAATTAGAGCAAAAATTATAATTTTTAAGTTAACTACAATGAAAATACTGTTTGCCTCTACAGACGCGACTCAGACAACTGGGTACGGGCGCATAGCGTACAATATTTTGCTACATTGGTCAAACCTGGGACACGAGATACACCACTTTGCGTTCCAACGATACAAACCGTATGGCATAGAGGAAGATCGGAAACTTCCCGATAATGTTCATCTCATAGATGTTCACACACTGTCCAAGGATACATTTGGTACTGACATATGGACAGATACCGTGCGGAAAGTGGACCCTGATGTTATCATCGTGTATAATGATATGCCGGTCACGTGTGCTCTTCTTAACCAGATGCTGGACTCTCCGAAAAGGTGTCCATTTATCTCCTACCTGGACATAGTGTACACATTCCAGAAGTCGGAACTCATAGACCACATAGCAAAATATGCCGACCACATTTTCGTGTTCTCTGATTTTTGGAAAAAACACCTCACCGATTGTTTCAAAATTTCACCGAAGAAGATATCCGTTTTTCCACACGGGGTTGATAAGAAAAAGTTTACCAAATTATCAAAAGAGAGTGCGAAGAAGGTGCTGGGGCTGGAGGAAGACGATTTTATGATATTTAATACGAACAGAAACTCGTACAGAAAATTATTAGATATCACGATAAAGGCATTTGTTAGGTTTTGGAAACTCACCGGGGAAAACGAAAAGGTTAAACTGATGATCAATTGCCGACTCGATATCGACACCGGATATAATTTCCAGGATATCATAAAAACTGCGTGTATACTGGAAGGTGTGGATTACAACATAATTTCAATGCAGAACATTAAATTACTTTCGGAAAACGGTGGTCTCGTGTCCGACGAGATCATAAATACTGCTCTCAACGCGTCTGACATTGGGATGAACACGTGTGGCGGTGAAGGGTTCGGCCTGTGTAACACTGAGGGCGCATATCTGGGAGTGCCGCAAGTAGTAACAAACACCGGAGGTCTTTCTGACATATTTCGGGGTTTTGAAAATATGCTCGTGGATCCCAAGGTTTATATGTCGCTTTCTGCGAACATCGATTTTCACAATGGAGAACTGGCTATCTGCGATTACAAAGATTTTGCCGATAAGCTTCTGTTTTATTACAACAACAGAGACATCTTGAAGGCGGATGGTGCAAGTATAGAAAAACATATAAAGCAAACATACGATTGGGACAACCTTCTTGAAGAATTCTCGTATAGCGTGGATAAACTAAACACTAGAAGAAATATACCATGTCTGTATATAAACAAGGACGAAGATATAACTGCTAGAAAGATGATGGAAAAACAGAGTATCCTGGGTATGGATATACTCAGAATACGAGGAGATTACGACGATTTTTCTTCACATACGAAGGCCTGGCGCAAAGCATTTGACGAAAACAACGCAATAACGTTGGTATCTAGGGACAATGTAGTATTTCAAAATGATTTTATACTTAAAATGCTCGATGCTGTATCAAAACTTCCGATGACGTGGCAGATAGTACATTTTAGTACAAAGTCCTTGGGCGCGGAAGGGCACTTGGCAAACTCATGTTATGCGGTTTCTCAGAGCGGGCTGTTTGCAATGAACAAGAGTAACTACACGATAGCTATCGAGAACATGGTGTGTTTCTCTGCGAACGTTTGATTTAAAATTTTTCGCGGGTCCACTTGAAACCATACGCTGTTGGTCGTTTTCCACGAGCACACATTTTTATCAAAGATCCATCAGTCTTTCCAAGAGCTCGTGCTGCTTCTCCACTCGATCCATAGGAGTCAATGTACGTGCCATCAAGAGTATACTGATACACTCTCTTGGAATTATAAGCCTTCTCACCGGATAATGCTTCGCTCATCTTTTTCTTGGTTTCCTCACTCGATGTTTTCCCATAGTTAGGATGCTTCTCACCGGATTTTGCTTCGCTCTGTTTTTTCTTGGTTTCATCGGTGTGAGTCTTCCCAGTATGTGCTTCGCTCATTCTTTGCTTGCTTTCCTCGCTTGGCTTGCCAGTGGCACCGCCGCCTTCCATGAGATTGTACCCACCAGGCGCGAGAGTTCCCAACAAGGGAACCAGCATCTCCTCGTAGAAATTAAGGTCCTCGTCGGGAACCTCGTACCACTCCTTTTTCACATTTTCCCATCCGTACTTTTTGATGGCATTATATACTGCTGAACAACCTGGCTTTACAGGATGTTCCTCCAAACGTTTATGTATGTCACGAATTGTTTGCCCAATGTAACTCTTTTCTGATGGAAAAGTGAGCTTGTAAATGAAACCCATTTTGATAATTACAATACATTTTCCATTATATCTTTACAAGTGTCGATATACACCAAATGACAACATTTATGTAACATGTAATTTATTTGTTTACAAATATACATTAAATGACAAACAAAATGAGCGCAATACCTATGGAGAGGTGCAAATAGTTTGATTAAAACTTAATAAAAAAATATTAACTAACATAAAAGACTATGACGGGCGCTTTGACACAGCTTGTTGCATATGGGGCCCAGGACGTATATCTCACTGGCGACCCCAAGATGACGTTTTGGAAATCTGTTTTCACGAGGTATAGAAATTTTGCGCTGGAATCAATTGAGCAAGATATCGTAGGAGGAATTGTATCCAATGGCGATATTTCCGTCACCTTGTCTCGTTCTGGAGACTTGGTATATGCGATCATGTTCGAAATTGAATTCCAACGCGGCCCATCTCAGCCAAACGACCCAGCGCCATTTTTTTCGTGTGAGCAATGGCTCAAGAATATAGAGTTGTATATCGGAGGCC